ATAGCACGATCACTGACGGCAACATCTAAAGGAAATTATCATGGCTCTCCCTAACTCAGGTGGTGGATACCAATTCACCGATGGCAACACCAACGAAATCATCATGGGCGTTCAAGCAGCGCCACAGACGGCGACTACCACGGCCACTCTGACTGCTGCGCAAATTACCGGCGGCATTTTAGTTGGCACCGCAGGCACCGGCGCTGTAAGCTATACGATGCCTACGGCAGCAGCAATCGACGCTGTGTTTACCAACGCAAAGGTCAACAGCACGTTTGACTTGACGGTTATCAACTTGGGCACTTCGTCCGGGGTGATCACGATGGTTGTTGGCACCGGCATCACTGCGGTTGGCAACTTGCTCATCGCTATTACCGGCAGTGCTGCTGGTGTTAGCGGCGCAGGGCAGTTCTTGTTCCGCAAGACTGGTGATGCTGCCTACACGGTGTACCGCGTCGCGTAAAGCAAAGCCCTCTACGCTCACAAGGCGTAGGGGGCACAAATTCTAGGGGCGATCTGTGGTAATCTATCTGAAGCACCCTGTACACGGCACCAAAGTTGCTATGGCAGAACTTGAGGCCGAGCAAGACGAGAAGAACGGCTGGGTAAGGTATACTCCGGGCGAGCAGGCACCAGTGAATGAACTGAGGCGCCGACGCAAGGAGTCTGAATGACCACCACTGCCGGGGACCAGATCAACGGGGCGCTGCGCCTGATCGGCCAACTTGCCGAGGGGGAGACGCCTTCCGCTGCTACGTCCCAGGACGCGCTCACCGCCATGAATCAGATGATTGATTCGTGGAGCACTGAACGTTTGGCGGTGTTCAGCACCCAAGACCAAGTGTTCATGTGGCCCCCCGGCGCTATCAGCCGCACGCTTGGCCCAACTGGCAACTTTGTCGGCAACCGGCCAATCCTGCTAGACGACTCGACGTACTTTCGCGATCCCGCGAACAACATCTCGTTTGGCATCAAAATCATCAATCAGCAGCAGTACGACGGCATTGCGGTAAAGACCGTGACCAGCACCTACCCACAGGTGATCTGGATCAACATGGACTACCCCAACATCGACATGTACATCTACCCAGTGCCGACCAAGGTGCTGGAGTGGCACTTCATTTCGGTGACTGAGTTGGATCAGCCAGCCACTCTGGCGACTGTGCTGTCCTTCCCGCCAGGCTACCTGCGGGCGTTCCGGTACAACTTGGCTTGTGAGATTGCTGCTGAGTTTGGTGTCGAGCCGTCGCCGCAGGTCTCGCGGATCGCCATGACATCCAAGCGCAACCTGAAGCGGATCAACAACCCGGATGACATCATGTCGTTGCCGTACAGCATTGTGGGCACTCGGCAACGCTACTCAATTTTTGCAGGCAACTATTGATGGCGGCTAAATGGGTGCAACTCTTGCTTGGCTTTAAGGTACACATCGTGCGCGGCTTCGGGCGTCGTGAACAAACCCAGTCGAATTGGTTTGTAGTCAACTTTGATCTCAGCAAGCCATTTGCTGTTTTCTTTGCGGACGCCCGGAAAGCCGCTTTTGTTGTCTACACGTTTACGGTTTTGCGCGTTCTGAGCGTTTGTGGCTTCTCTCAGGTTACAAAGTCTGTTGTCGGCGCGGACTCCGTTGACATGGTCAAGTTGGCGAGCAGGCCATTCGCCGTGGACGTACAGCCAGGCCAATCGATGCGCGGTGTACAACGTGTCATCCAACCGAATACCGGTATACCCGTTTTGCATGCTGCATCCGGCTTTATCGCCAGAACGACATCGCCGCCGCGTCATGTTCCATGTAAAAATGCCGGTATTGCGGTCATAGTTGACCAAGTCTTGCAGGCGGGCTTGCGTAAGTTGTGTGGTAGTCATGCCTTTAATTATATTAAACAAGCCGGGCGGTGTCAAGCGTGAAGACCCCCATTTTGGGTAGCTCATACGTTGCCCGCAGCATCAACGCTGCGGACAACAGGCTCGTCAACCTGTTCCCCGAAGCCATCCCCGATGGCGGCAAGGAAGCCGGGTTCCTGAACCGTGCTCCAGGGTTGCAGTTCCTCCAGACAGTCGGCACCGGGCCTATCCGGGGCTTATGGGCGCACCAGACCAATGGGTCGGACTTCTATGTCGTCTCAGGCATCCAAGTCTTCAGGCTCACTAGCACCACGGCAACGCCTGAATTGATTGGCTATGTGTCGGGCACAGGCCCAGTGTCCATCGCGGACAACGGCGCCACCATATTCTTTGCTTGTAACGGCCCGAGCTACACCTACCATGAGCCAACAGGCTCGTTTGATGCGATCACCAGCCCCGACTTTGCCGGCGCTGTCACTGTCGCGTACATCGACCAACTGTTTGTCTTCAATGAGCCAAACAGTCAGAACCTGTGGTCTGTGGTCACGCAGACCCTAACCACGCCACCGGTGCAGATATACCCGCTGGTGTTCGACCCTCTGACGGTCGCCCCTGCGGATGGCTCTCCTGACGGTGTGGTGGCGATCAACGCAGACCACCGCCAACTATGGGTGTTTGGTACTGACTCGGTCGAAGTCTGGTATAACGCTGGGCTTACCGGGTTCCCGCTGACGCCTGTCCAAGGCGCGTTCAATGAAATTGGCTGCGTAGCCCCCTATTCGGTTGCCAAGCTCGACAATGCGTTGTTCTGGCTGGGCACTGACGCTCGCGGCCAAGGCATCGTCTACAAGAACAACGGCTACAGCGGCGTCAGGGTTTCGACCCACGCCATTGAGTACGCCATTGCTCAGTACGGCAACATCTCAGACGCGGTAGCCTACACCTACCAGCAAGAGGGCCACGCCTTCTACGTCCTGAACTTCCCGTCAGCCAGCAAGACTTGGGTCTACGATGTGTCGGTGCAAGCCTGGCACGAACGCGCCAGCGGCGATGAGAACCAGTTCCGGCACAGGTCGAACTGCCAGTGCAACTTCGGCGGCACGATTATCGTTGGCGATTTTGAGAACGGCAACATCTACGCTTTTGATCTGGATGTCTACGCCGACAACGGTCAGATTCAGCGGTGGCTGCGGTCATGGCGGGCGCTGCCAACCGGCCAGAACAACCTAAAACGCACGGCGCACCACTCGCTGCAACTCGACGCCGAGACTGGCGTGGGGTTGAATGGCAATGACCCGTCAACGCCGTTGCAAAACCTGCTGGATGAGACGTACTTTACGCCCCGCATAGTCACCGAGGCTAGTCTTGCGTTGATTACGGAAGCCAGCAGCAACATCGTTGCTACGCTTACTGGCGCAACAGATGACCTGCTGACTGAATCGGGCGAAGACATTTTGGTGACGATAGCCACTACTCAAGGCGTTAACCCGCAAGCCATGCTGCGGTGGTCGGACGATGGTGGTCACACTTGGTCAAACGAGCATTGGCGCTCGATGGGCGCTGTTGGCCAGTACGGTTACCGCACCATCTGGCGCCGCCTTGGCATGACCGAGAAGCTCCGCGACCGGGTCTACGAGGTCTCGGGCACTGACCCGGTGAAGATCGCCATCATGGGCGCTGAGTTGTTCATCACCCCGACCAATGCTTGACATCACCCAAATCCCGGCGCCTCGCGTGCCCCTCATCGATGAGCGCACCGGGCTGATATCGATGGAGTGGTTTCGGTTCTTCAACGGGTTGTACACCGTTGTCGGGCAAAATCAGAACGTTCTTCAGCCGGTCAACGGCGGCACGGGCGTGTCTGCCATACCGACGAATGGTCAACTGCTCATCGGCAATAGCGCAGGTTACACACTCAACACACTGACGCCAGGCGTTGGTATTGGGGTGACCAACGGTGCTGGCACGATTGCAGTCGCCAACACCGGCGTGCTTTCTTGGTCTGGCGGCGCTACTGGCCTGACCCCGGCTGCGCCAACTACCGGCAACGTCACGCTTTCTGGCTTGCTCAATGTTGTTAGCGGCGGCACTGGACAAAGCAGCTACACCAATGGGCAACTGCTGATCGGCAACACCACCGGCAACACGCTGGGCAAGGCCACGTTGACGGCGGGCAGTGGGATCGCAATCACCAATGGCCCATCGTCCATCACCATCGCGCAGTCCAGCACCACAACCAAGAACTACGGTTCTTTTTACGACACCAGCACGCAGACCGCCGCTGCGGCCACCGCCACTGCCATCACGCTCAACGCCACCGACTTGTCAGTCGGTGTGGCTATCGGGACGCCCACTTCGCGTGTCGTGATCACCAACGCAGGCATCTACAACCTGCAGTTCAGTCTTCAACTGGCCAACACTTCCGCGCAGATTGATGATGTAACGATCTGGCTGCGCAAAAACGGGGCCGATGTGGCCAACTCGGCGGGCCTAGTTGGTGTACCCAACAAGCATGGCGCCATCCACGGGCACATCATCCTTGGCTGGAACTACATTCTGAGCGCAGCGGCAAGCGACTACTTTGAACTTTACTGGACAACGGACAGCGGCGCATCGTCCATTGACACCTACCCGGCAAGTGCTGTAGCTCCAATTCATCCCGCAAGCCCTGCCGTCATTCTGACCGTACAACAGGTATAACATGAGCGCAAATCTTTCTCCCCCTCCAAAGTTGCAGTTCTTCACCGCTGGCGGCATCCCGTTGGTCGGTGGGCACCTGTACACCTACGCGGCAGGCGGTGTCACGCCGCTGGCAACCTACACCGACGCTAGCGGCACCACGCAGAACCCGGTAGACATTTTGCTCGACGCCCGAGGGGAGGCGCCTAATGGCGTGTGGCTGAACGGCGCATCGTATAAGTTCGTGTTGGCGTCTGCTGACGCTCCTGCGGTCCCCATCTGGACTGTCGACAACATCAACGCGCAAGAAGCCATCAACGACCTCCTTGCGTTTGAGGCACTGCTGGCCGGCAGCACAGGCTCGACTCTGGTGGGTTTTACGCAGACCGGCCCAGGCACCACGCGCACGGTCCAGAGCAAACTAAGCGACTCCTACAGCGTGGCCGATTTTGGGCTTTCTACTAGCAACAGCGCAGCCGCCAACGCCACCGCATTTGTCACCGCTTGGAATGTTTCTCGCCAACTGACCATCCCGGCAGGAACCTACAACGTCACCGGCCTGCCCAACTTTGCCGTGCGCGGCGCTCGCATCCAAGGCATCGGGCGGGTTGTGCTCAACATCACTGGCGCTGGGCCAGGTTTGATTGTTGATGCTGGAGCGGCCCCGTCTACTACGGTTGTGCAAGACATTGTGATCGACAACCTGACGATCAACTGCACTGGCGCAGCGACCATCGGCGTCTTCATTCGAGGCATCACGCACAGCCAGTTCAATCGCCTGCGGCCCATCAATTTCCCCGCCTATGCCATGCTGTGCAACTTCATGGTGTCCAACTCGTTCTATGACTTCTGTCACTCGGGCAATGAGCCTGGCATCACCGTACCGTCCGTGATTGGTGTTGGACTTGGCTTGCGTAATGCTGGCGAACAATGCGCCGACTGCACTTTTGTCAACCTTATCGTTGAAGGCACAAGTGGCAACGGGTTGGTGCTGGATGAGACCGCATCAAACACATTCATTGGCGGCACGGTCGAAGGCTGCGGAACTGTCACCGGCTACGGTGGCATCCTCATTGGGCCTAACAACTCTGGCAACACGTTCACTAACATGTTTCTTGAAGCCAATGGTATTGGCGGGGACGCAACAACTTTTCATGTTAAATGTGCTGGCATACGAAACACTTTTGTAAACATCTTTGCTGATTCTGGCACAGGATATGCCACACTGCATAGCCCACTGGTATGGATATACGGCGGCAATAGCACGGCGTTTTTTGGTGGCAGCCTTGATACTTTGAAGATTGACGCTGGCGTCAAGAACACGGTCACCAATTCTCTGGCTTACAACCTTAACGGTACCGGCACTATCACCGACGCTGGCACCAATACCCGCCACATTCAGCTTTTCAACATCACTGCCGCAACCACGCTGCCCGACTCTTACGTCACCAAGAGCACCTGGACGCCGGTTGCCACTAGCCTAACGATCGTCGGCACCCCGACCTACGTTGGCACGTTTGAGCGCATTGGTGATTTTGTCAGTTTCACGATCCGCGTGACCAGCACCACCAGCACAGCGGCGACGGCGGGCGCAACCACCTTCACCGCGCCCACCTCAACCGTCATCGCCGGCACTTGCGTTGCCGCATCGAATGTCACGGCGCTGGGGCTTGGCACCGGCCTAGCCAACAACAATTTGATCTATGTGCCGACTTGGGCGGCGAGCGCCGATGTTGTCATCACTGGTCAATATTTCGCAGCATAAGGAGCCATCATGGCCGGCGTCACAATATCAAACCTCCCCGCAGCTACGACCCCGCTTGCGGGCACCGAGCTTATTGCGGTGGTGCAGGGCGGCGTTACCAGCAAGACAACGGTCACCGCTGCTCAGACCACTGTGTCTGGCGGCAC